CTACCGAATGGTACGGGCGCAATCGGCGGTAGCGGCGGTAACTGCCCACAAGGTGGTCAAGGTGGTGTACAAACAACATCTATTGCCAGCGCGGGCATCACCCCCGGCGGCGGCGGCGGTGGCGGCGCTGGTGCAGGTAGTCAAAGCGGCGGCGCTGGTGCAATAGGCCTTGTGGAGATCTGGTACTGATGAAAACTTACGCACGTATTTACGACGACAAGGTCGTCGAGTTGCTTGAAGTTGACGATAATTTCAACATGTCGTCCGCATTTAATGAATCACTCATGTGGGTCGAATGTGGTCCAGACGTCGTGCCGAATTGGGTATATAAAGACGGTGTATTCTCCCCACCGGTCCCGGTCGTCCCTTCGGATGATGAGCTGAGAATCGCAGTTCTGGCGCAACGTGATGGCCTGCTGAATGCCGCCGACCAAGTGACGGCGGGCATGGGTGACGCTTTTATCGCGGGTATCCTCGACGATGCCGACGAGGTGATGTTTAAAGATTACGCAGCGTACAAGTTGGCACTGAGCAAGATCGATAAACAGCCAGGATACCCGCGCACCGTTGAATGGCCGGAATTATCCACCGCATCTTAGATCGTACAAATCGTTATGAGCCGCCACCTGTTCCTTGAGCTGGCGGCTCATAACTTTTCGATCGCTCGCCGATGTGGTGATCGGCTTTACCCAGCTACATGCTGTATCAATCGGGACGGTCGTACTTTGACAGGCGCTCGTCAAGCTCAACAGCAGAATTAGTAGCCACCGTGGTTTCAACATGTGCACGTTCCTTGACGGCCTGTACCGTCGCTTGAGCCTGTTCGATTTGTTGGGTCTGTGACGCCTGCGCCTTTCCCTCAGTGACACCACCCGACCGAGCAATGGGTCGCATCACCAACGCGCCGAGAATCGCACTCACAACACCGATGATTACGCCGACGATCGCCGTGATACTCATGCGAGCGCCCTCCGTACACCCTCACGAATAATCGACTCAGGATATTCAAACCCTGCATTTTCGTGATGGATAATCGCCTTGACGAACCCCGTCAATACCACGGGGTCTTTCATATTCACGTCGGCGCCCGGGGCGGTACCGGTTTTCTGTTCGACGGCGCGCACATACGCCGCTGTGTCGTTCTCGACGGATGGTGCCCAGCGACTGATGATCGCCTTGACAGTATTGAGTCCATATTTGGTCTGGTAGGTCTGCAACAGCTTACCAAGCGCACGAATACCGTTCTCGGGACAATCAAACCGGGCGAACCGTTTTTCGAGCGCATCGTTCGGCAGCATTTGACCCTGCCACTTATTGGCGCGGTTGTAATCGATATTGCCCGGGTTATTGTTGCGGACACCGCGTGGCTGAGTCATGGTTTCGGTCCCGATACGGATTTTTGAGGAATATGCATTGCGACGAACACGGACACGGATAGTCCGATCATCACATACCGGTAAGTGGTGGGGTCTATGTACTGCTGGACGGACGGTAACCATTGAACGACGTCATTGAGATTGACTGCTGCGATCAGACCGAGAAGCCATGTCGACCAGCGCTTATACCACGCACGCCACTGTGGGATTAATTGCATAACTGTCGCGCTCCGAATAGAATGTCAAGCACTTATCATACTGGAAACTGACGATGAAACCTAAAGTAGCTGACAAGAAGCCATCCCATGACGCTGGCGGTGTAGGGCGTAGCAAACCAGCCGCACCAAGTACCGGTGATGCTGGCGGTAAAGGTCGTTCGAAGAAATGATCGTCTCCGTGCTGCTGTGCGTGATGGGCATCTTCACATGGTGTCAGCCGTCGGCAGCACGACGTAAAACCGCTTTCCTGTTCGCTACACCCACTCTGGTATTCGCCGTGATATCCGGTCTACTCAATGACCAATGGTATTACATGGGCGCCGCTTTAACTGATTCGCTTGCTATCATACTGCTATCATGGCTCGTCATCATCGACAAGCTGGCAGTACGGTTGATGATTCTCAGCGCAGTATCAATGTCACTCAACGTTGCCGGGCTGGTGATGTATGAGATGTACCAACCATCGACAATATACGACGCGCTGTTTGTCGCTCTTTACATAGGGGTAATCATCACCCTTGCGGATCAGGAAGGTTCAAATGTGGGAATGGGTGGAACTGACAGGTTACGTCCTGGGGATCTGCGCGATGCTGATCCAAGCCTTCGTGTTAGTCATCAGAGCGATCCGCAAATATGAGCATTCTCGACTCTCAGCCAACCAGCTACGTGGTGTCAGCGAGCACGACCGCGACCGGTCTATCGACGTGGTTAAACCTGATCCCGAGCGAGATCGGTAAACTCGCTACTGTTGTCGGTATCATCCTGTCGATCACCCTCATCGTCATGCACGTACGCAAAATGCGCCAGGAAGCGCGAGAGTCTGCGTTGCGCGAGGCGATACTCGAGGAACAGCTCAGACGTGAAAAAGCCTCGAACAGTGCCGAGGCTGGATTGCGGATCGTGGGTTGACTATCGACCTTTCTTCTCTTTGCGCAAGACCAGATAACGACCGTACGCTTCTGACTTCGGTTGGGTCATGCCAAGCCCTTTACACCACCAATCATTGCGTAACAGCACTTTGCACAGTCGACGCCATGACGGAGCCCACTGTTTGTCTTCGAGTACCTTCGGTGCCAAGTCCGGAATGCCGTCAACGTAACCGCGCCCCTTCCAACCACGCAGGAACACTTTAAACCGTGGAATGAAATGATCACGCGTCACCTTCGGCATCGTCGCGAGCAATAGGTTGCAGAACGACTTGTAGGTGTGACCCTCGGGCAATGTGATCTTGTTATACCCCATGATGTTTCCCGTCTCTTGCACGTACAACGCCGCGCTATTGGCACCATTCACCCGAGCCACAACGCGATACCACGTCTCAGGTTCAAGGATGTGATACAACCACAGGCCCCGGCGCTGATCATCGCCGTATGGCTGGCACAGGCGCTGCTGTGATGGTTTGACGCCGGCCTGATGCATTAGGTCGTAAATCACATTGTGTTCCCGGTCTGGGTTCTTCGCGTGATAGATCCAGATGTCCTGGGTGCGCCAATCGTAGATCGGGTAGACGTTGTACACGTCCTTCATCACTTCAGTCGTCCAGCGGTTCCCACCATGTGTACCTTTGTTGAAGATCGCGATGGTGCGGAAACGGTTCAGACTTTCATCGCAACGAATACCCACGAATGCCGCCGTGGGTTTATCGCCGCCGTACCACTCAGCAAACAACACGATGAACTCTTCGAATTCCATGCGCGGCTGGAACCAGGGGAGCTGCGCGGGGTCACTGATAACCCCAGCGCGAGTCGGCATCGGGCGCACCCAGTCAGCCTTACGTTCAGGATCCCAGCAAGTCCACACGGGTTCGAAATTGCTCGATGCGTTGCGCAGTTTGATCGGTAAGCAGATCCAGTGCAGGTCGATATTGTCGGCGTAACGCTCGAACATCTCTTCGGCGTGTTCTGATGTGCGTTTATACTGCGCTTCGAAGTCGATCAGCATCACACCCACGACGCGGTTACGTTTGATCGCCTCGTCCATCACCAGATGGAACATCACCGATGAGTCTTTACCGCCGCTGAAACTGATGAAAATATTCTCGAAGTTATCGAATGTGTACGCGATCCGCTCACGTGCAGCGGTGAGGACATTGATGTCCAGGTATTTTTTAAGTTCCATCGTGACCTCAGTACAGATTCATTTCAGTGCGTGAAATTGCTTCTTCCGGTGCGAGCGGTTCGCCACCATTCGCCACCAGCCACGTGTTGAGTGCTTCAAGGGCGATCTGGTCCGCGACCTGTTGTTGCTCCTCGGTGAGCAGGTTATAACCGCCCCGGTAACGTGACGGGATATGGAACGCATACGCCGCCGCCGCTTGACCTAGCCAAGCAATCCGATTCATGTTCGGGTTCGTCAGGTAGTGTTCACATGAGTATTTCCACTCAGTGATGATCTTGCTCAGGATGTCGCGAAACAAACGAGTGTCCATCAGGAGCTGACGGTACATTTCCTGGCACCCGTCATCATCGCCAAACCATGCCGGACCTTTCGACTCGTAGAATCCAGCCGGGTAGCACTCCCACTTTTCCCACGTGTGATAGATCCGTTCCATCAGAGTTCAACCTCATCAAGTTGATCGAGTTCTTCATCCGTAAAGATCGCGGCATCCCAGGCGGTCGAGAATTCTTCGTCAGCGAATACTTCAACCAAACCCGATACCTGACACAGACGCAATACTTCGTCGGGGTCCATACCCAGCTCTTTCGCCACACGCTCGTCAGACCAGTTACGTTTCTTCAATTCAATCACGATGTCAGACATCGATTCGACGTTGTGTTTACCGCGTGCTCGATTATGGCGAATGGTGGACGCCACGCGGTCATTACGTTCGGTGTTCTTCGCCTGGATCGCCACGATGGGCATGAACCCCTGGAGACGCAACATCACACTGGTGGAACGCTTCGCCACGGTTGTACGGTGGAACCCATCGACCACCTCGTACATGTCGTCCTCGCCGAGCCAGCCAACGACTGGCTGAGTGAACCCGTCGTGATCGATGGAGTGTTCGAGCAGCGCCATTTCAGGTGGTGCAACACTGTTCGGGTTGTAGTCGTTCGCGTAAACGCTATCGGTCGGCACCCAGCGAACAAAATCGATCGGTTCATTTTTGAACGGGCTGTGCTGGTGAATCTCAGCGCGCAACCGGTTAATTTCGGCGACACGCTCATCGAGTGGTAAGTCTGCTAGGTATTCGAAGTCTTGCACGGTGAAACTCCCTTGTCTGTGTGCGCGTAGTATCACCTAACGTGACGAGCCCGTCAATAACGGGTTGACGAGCTTC